CAATGTAGCAGCTATATACAACAGCGGTAGACCGACTAATCTAACTTTCAATAGCGGCAATTACAATCAGTCATCTGCGTTACAGGCATACTATAAGATGGGGAATGGATCGTTTGATGATAAAGCAAACGGAGCTGTTCACGATCAGCATGCACCTGGGTTTGGGGCGGAAATACTTACTAATGGAGATTTTTCAACTGCTGGAGAGCCAACGGATTCAACTTATTCATTAGGATGGTACGCAGCCACCCTTGGGCAAGATGGTAGTAGTATATCTGGTGGGGAATTAATTATAACAAGTGACACTTCCAATTCGCATTACGGTAGAGTGTATGCTACAGATGGATCATCTGACAGAAATGTTATAACAGTAGGAACAATGTATAAACTTGTTTATACTGTTTCAGAAATATCTGGTTCACCTCGTTTAGTACAGTATAACGGGTCAGGTTATGATACTTTAACAGGTGGTAGTACCGTTGGAACACATACTTTTTATTTTCATCGTACGGCAAGCAGTCAACTGTTTATACTTAGCAACACATATACAGCTGCACCATCAACAATTAAATTAAGTAGCGTCTCAGTAAAACAACTAAACGGTCTCCCAAGTTTAACTTCTGATGCAGATGGAAGTGGATTTAACTTCAGCTCTGACGCACCTTAATAAAAACAATCATGGATAGTACATACGTAATACTAAATACCACGGAGATCACGGATGAAGATTCTGTGATAGATTTTTCTCAGCTAGCTAACCGTAATGCTGATATGTTACGCTACAGCACAGACGGTAGTAAAGCTTTAGTTAAGTATAGATTAAAAGAAGGGGAAAGTCAACCATCGTTTTTAAACGGGAAGACAACGTACACACACGCAGAGATAATGGTTGTGTTAAGAGATACTGACGGGGATTGGTACACTAAAACTGAAGATTAATCTTCTAACTCTCGATAAACTCTTTGCACAAGAAGCCTAGCCTTTTGAGTTAGCGCATAACGAACCCTATAGTTAAACTTAGTTTCATCCCTAAAGAGGTGATCTTCATACGTATTAGATGGGGTTAGTTTATCAAAGTGTTTATATAAATAACCAGCATTAACTAAAGGGTATATAAAACGATTTTGGGTATTATTTCTATTCATCCCCATATCTTTAGAGGCAAAATCTATAGTAAAAAACTGCAGATCATAACCCCATAATAAAAACTCTACCATAGAAAATGATATGTCATATTCTTTATTTATAGAACGTTTAATAACTTTTAATTTCTTTAAATAATTTCTACGTATATATTTCTTATCTTGCAAAGAGAATTCTCTAAACAATCTTTTCTTAGGAACTTTACTTCTAGGCATTCAATAAATTATCAATTATGAAAGATATGGCATTTTTATTAGAAATTCAAAAATTAGCGATAGAGATGGATAACCTTGTAGATAAGTATGATATGAGAGATAGATTTGTTTCTATGTTGATTTCTGGTTTTTTAGATGAAAACGAATATGGGGAATTAAAAATGAACGCTATATACAGTTACCATATATCCGATATTATGGAATTAACTGAAATGCTTGATTTTATAGATAGAACATTTGAACATGAATTAAATACACCTGAAGAGTTTGATAATTTCGACGAAGACGTAGATAATTTTTTAGACGATTTAGGAATAGAAACTGAATAAAATGGAAGGACTTATTAGAAAAATTGTGGTCGGAAGAGACCCTAAAGATGCTATGGCATATTATATCGGTATGCGTGCAGGTGCTGGTAAGGTTAGCACAATTGTAGATGACGAGCGTTATAGGCATAGCCATGGAAAAAGCAGATACTTAGTTTACATGGAGGATAGTGATGGGGTACAAATTTTATGGAAAGCTATAGATGGTATGCCTTGTATGTTAGAATTTGACTGTAATTTTTAATTTATGAAAACGTTTAATTTGTTTGTAGTTAAGCTAGAAAATAGGCTTAAAGACACTATTACTACAGAAAGCGGATTTGAACTTTACGTAGACGCAAAGTTTAATGACTTTACTAACAGAACTACAGAAGGACCAGTAGTATGCGTTCCTTTTAAGTATGACACGGGAGTAGAAGTAGGTGATACATTGTACTTTCATCATCTAGTTGTACTAGGGGGAGATAACAATGGCCAGATATTTACAGAAGAAGACAATACTTATATAGTAAACTACGACCCAAAACATGCTATCTCTAACCAAGCTATAGCTTATAAAAGTCAAAAAGATAACAAAATACGATGTTTAACGGGGTGGTGTTTATTAAAGTCTACAGAGCAAGAAGAGCTAAGTCTTAAGTCAGATATTATAGAAATAGTAGAGCTAGAAGAAAAGCTTCCTACGAAAGGTGAAGTAGTATATACATGTAAAGAAGCTGACGAGATGGGTGTAGTACCTGGTGATATAGTGGGTTTTAAGCAAAATAGAGATTATCGTATAACTATAGACGGGGTAGAGTATTATCGTACCCGTGCAGAAGATCTTATGTATGCCGAAATCTAAGTTTACAACTATAAGCGCATCTAAAAGACTTATGTCCAGTATGGAAGAAGCTATAGACAATATGATTGAAGAAATAAAAAAACCTGTTGACCCAGAGATAAACGGTAGTGCTCGTAAAGCAGAACTTCAATCTATAAAACAAACAGCTACAGACTGTAAAGAGCTTATTATAGAAAGACAGCGTTTAGAGCAAATGGTGAAAGATTTACAAACAAGTGGAGAAATAGAAGATGCAAAAGACTATACAGGTGGTTTTGCAGAAAGATTTTCTAAGTGATGAGTAGAGACACGCTAGATAATTTAATTAGTTGTGGCATGTCTCAAAGAAATATTGCTAATTATTTACAAGTTTCTTCTAGTACTGTAAGATATTGGCTTAAAAAATATAATCTTTCTACTAATCATAATATATATAATAAAAGAGAAAATATTTTACCTGATAGAAAAATCTGTTCACGATGTAAAAAAGATAAACTTAATTCTGAATTTAATAAAAGAAAAAATAGAGATTATCAATTTCAATCAATGTGCAAGGATTGTAATTCAAGAGATAGACAAGACAGACAAAGAATTTTTAAACAAGAATGTGTTGATTATAAAGGGGGTGAGTGTCAATGTTGCGGATACCACGCTTGCAATAGCGCTTTAGATTTTCATCATATTGATCCTGAAATAAAAAGTTTTGGTATTGCTGAGCAGAGACGAACTAAAATGAATGATGAGATTAAAAGAGAATTAGATAAATGTATTTTAGTTTGCTCTAATTGTCATAGAGAAATTCATGCGGGCTATATAGATATAGATAAAGAAAAAAATCGTAACTTGCAAAAGTTATGAGAGTAATAAAAAAGAGGAATTATAAAAAGGAATACAAAGACCATCAATCTTCTGAAAAGGAGAAAAGAAACCGTGCTGCAAGAAATAAAAGAAGAAGAAAAGCTGAGAAGAAAGGTAGAGTAAAGAAAGGGGATGGGAAGGATATACACCATAAAGGTAAAAAAACAAGAGTAGAGTCTAAATCTAAAAACAGAGGTAGACGAGAAAAGTCTAGATTAAAAGGATCTAAACGTAAATAAAATTTAATATATGTATAATGAAGTATTTTATCACTCTGATGTCAGTTTTGTTATTGGCATCATGCTCTGTGCAAAATAAGCACAGACGATCTCAATCAAGAGATTACAATCAATGTTGGTGCATTGACCCTTGGGTTGGAGCTGCTGAATGGTGTTGTTCTGGACAACCTCCAAAATACATGAACCCTTACAAGCATAGAAAAGGATTTATAAAAGCAAAATTTTAATAAAATGGCAAAATATCAATGTAATTGCTTAGATCACGAAGAAGAGATTAGAAAGGTAACATGCAAGATAGTAGATGGAAAAGTTATTAGCGATGTTAAGTGTCCTTGTGGGCAATATATGGATATAGCTGAACCTAAAATAGGTTTCCCATCTTTAGGGAGAATGAATAAAAATGGTAGCAGTTATTAATGTCTGTACTTCTTAATTTAAAAGAATATGATGACCCTGCTATCAAGATTTGTCCCAACAGTACGGAAGGTGAGATTATCGAGCTCGGTGGCTTACTCATTTGTCTTCCAAAAAGGCCGCCTAAGAAAGAAATTTTTGGACATAAAAAATCAAAGTCTATGCAAGTGTGGGGAAGGATACCTATGCCGCAGGAATTGTCTCGTATTCGTTCTATGGATGAGTGGGGGGAGATGCCAAAAGAATTCCGAAAAAGGTTTCGTCCATATATCGAAGAAGAGTTTCGGCGTAGGCGTGAGGGTTTTTGGTTTTATAACAACGGTGAACCTATATATATTACGGGGAGGCATTACATGATGCTTCAGTGGACGAAGCTAGATATTGGTCACCCTTATTTTTTAAACTTTCAACGTGAGATTTTTTTACATATGGCTGCTTGCGAGACTGACCCTCGTTGTATTGGTCAGCTTTATACTAAGTGCCGTCGTTCTGGCTACACCAATATATGCTCTGCTGTACTTGTCGATGAGGCTACACAGGTTAAAGATAAGCTTATGGGGATACAGTCGAAGACGGGAAAGGACGCACAAGAGAACATATTTATGAAGAAGGTTGTTTACATGTTTAGAAACTACCCATTCTTCTTTAAACCTATACAAGACGGTACAACTAATCCTCGTATGGAGTTAGCTTTTAGGGAGCCGTCGAAACGAATAACTAAAAAGAACAAAACCTCACATATGGGGGAAGCTCTTAATACGGTTATAAATTGGAAAAACACAACTAACAATGCATACGATGGTGAGAAGCTACATATATTGTATTTAGATGAAGCAGGAAAATGGGAAAGACCTACAGACATAAGAGACGCTTGGAGGATTCAACGGACGTGTTTGATCGTCGGAAGAAAAATCGTGGGGAAGGCTCTAGTCGGAAGCACGGTAAATCCGATGGACAAAGGAGGAAGTCAATACAAAGATCTATGGGAGGATTCAAATCCTTTGGAGAGGAACGCGAATGGGAGGACTAGAACTGGTTTGTACAGGCTTTTTATACCAGCATATGACTCATTAGAAGGGTTTTTTGACAAATACGGTTCTCCTGTTGTTGAAGATCCTGAAGAAACTATAGAAGGTATAGACGATGAATACATATATACAGGGGCAAAAACTTTCTTAAAAAACGAAAGGACTTCATTAAAAAACGATGCATCTGAATTAAACGAAGTTATAAGACAATTTCCTTTTACAGAAGATGAAGCTTTTAGAGATAGTATAGAAGGGAGTGTATTTAACGTTGGTCAGATATATGAACAAATAGAACATAATGATGAGCTCTTCCCAAACCCTGTAGTTCAAGGTAACTTTGTTTGGAAAGATGGAATGAAAGACACTGAGGTGGTCTTTAATCCAAATCCTCAAGGTAGGTTTAAGGTTGCTTGGATGCCACCATTAGATTTTAGAAATCAAAAAAGAACCGAAAGGGGAAAAAGAGTTGCCCCACATTCTAGTTACGGGGTAGGGGGGGTTGACTCTTACGATCTTGACGCTACCGTTGATGGTAGAGGGTCTAAAGGAGCTTTACACTTGTATAATAAGTTCCATATGGAGCATCCATCTAACATGTTTGTAGTTGAGTATGCTTCTCGCCCACCTCTAGCAAAGATTTTTTATGAGGATGTACTTATGGCTTCTGTATTCTATGGTTACCCTATATTAATTGAGAACAATAAGTATGGTATAGCAAGATACTTTGAGTCAAGAGGTTACGATGGGTACTTAATGGATCGACCTAAACATTTGCTTACTGCTAGTGCTATTAAGTCTAAAACTAAAGGAATACCTTCTAACTCTCAGGATGTAATACAAGCTCACGCTCACGCTATAGAAGCTTATGTACATGATCACGTTGGAGTAAATAGAGAGACTGGAGAGATGGGTAAGATGTATTTTAATAAAACTCTTGAAGATTGGATAGGTTATAAGATAGATAATAGAACTAAATATGACCTTACTATTAGCTCAGGGTTAGCTTTATTAGGGGCTCAAAAAGCTAAAGTAAAAAAATCATCTAATTTAACTGAAAAGAGATTCTTTAGGAGATATGACGTAATCGGATGATTCACTATATTTGCTATATAGAAATACCATACCTTAAGGATGTATAATAACGACCAAAAAAATAAACAAGGATTTCCTGATCCTTTAAAATCTACGGAAATAAAAGAGAGTCAGGAGTATGGTATTCAGTACGCGAAAGCTATTGAATCGCAGTGGGGTAAAACTACTGATGATTCTTCTTTAATAGGTAAAAGAAATAGGGTTTTTGAAAAAGATAGAGATTACGCTACAGGTGTTCAGGATACAAGCATATATAAACAATTATTAAATTCTCTACAGCCAAATAAGGGTGATGGTAGTTTATTAAATATGGATTACACTCCAGTTCCTATCCTCCCAAAGTTTGTAAGAGTTGTAGTAAATAAAATCCTATCTGTAAATCCTTATCCAAATCTAGAGGCGGTAGACCCTTTGTCTTCTTCTGAAAAAAATGAGAGGAAGAAAAAGATATTAATGCAAGTGGAAGCTAAAAAGAAGCTTAAAGAGCTAAAAGATAAAACTGGTATTGTATTAGATTTAGATCCTGATGAAATACCTGATTCTTCTGAAGAGGCAGAAATTTTATTTGACACTAATATTAAAACCGACGGAGAGATATCAGCTCAAGTAGGTACTGAACTTACTCTTACTTGGAATAATTTTACAGATAATACATTTCGTAGATGTGTAAACGATTTAACTACTGTAGGTATGTCAGTAGTAAAAAGATCTAATGATCCTAATGAAGGGATTAAAACATCTTATGTAGACCCTTCTATGTTTATACATAGTTATACAGAAGATCCAAATTTTGATGATCTTATATATGCTGGGCATATTAAAAGAATTTCTATACAGGAATTAAAACGCATTTCTTTAGGTGAGCTTACGGAAGAAGATTTTGAAAAGATTGCAGAAAAATCTAAAGGTAGAAATGGTAACGACTCTAGTAAGTACAATAAAAAGCAATATAATGATTCGTTAGGCAGGATGTCTTTTGGGTATGACGATTATATGGTTGAAGTTTTAGACTTTGAGTTTATGTCTGTAGACTGTATACATTTTGAAGAAAAAGAAAATCGTCATGGAAATACAGGGTTTTATTTTAAAGGGTTTGAATATAAAGAGCCTAAAAATAGTGTATTTGAGCGTACCCCACATAAATTAGAGATAGCTACTGTTTATAGTGGTAGTTATGTTTTAGGGTGCGAATATCTATTTAATTATGGTAGAGCAAAAAATACCCCTAAAAATATCCATGACATAAGTAAAGCTAAGCTATCTTACTCTGCTACAGCTACTAACATCCGCAACATGATGCCTAAATCTATGGTGGATAGCTGTATTGGGTTTGCAGATATGCTTCAGCTTACTCATCTTAAGATACAGCAAGCTATTGCTAAAGCAAAACCTGATGGGTTGATTATAGATATAGAGGGGTTAGAGAACGTACAGCTAGGTAAAGGTGGTGAGTTACAACCACTTGATCTACATGACATATATGAGCAGACAGGTGTGTTCTATTACAGAAGTAAAAATCCAGAAGGAGGGTTTCAAAATCCTCCAGTTCGAGAGATAGGTAATAGTATAAGAAATATTAATGAGCTAGTAGGTCTTTATAATCATTATTTAAGATTAATAAGAGATACTACAGGTATAAATGAAGCAATGGATGCTTCTACCCCTAAAGGTGATGCTTTAGTTGGCGTGCAGCAACAAGCTATAGCTGCAGGAAATAACGCCATATACGATATTACTAATGCATCTATGATTCTTTACAAGAAAGTTTGTGAGGATATAGTTAAATGTATACAGATAATACCTACTGAATCTGTTCTTTATAATATATATAAAAATGCAATAGGGGACTCTAATATGGAAGCTCTTTCTTCTTTTAAAGATCTCCCTATGTATAATTTTGGGGTGGTGGTTGTTAAGGATATGGAGGATAAAGATAAAGCTTATTTAGAGCAGAATATACAAATGGCTTTACAACAAAAAGAAATAGACTTAGAAGATGCTATATCTGTTAGAAGTCTTAAAGATATTAACCAAGCAGAAAGATTACTTGTAGTTAGACGTAAGAAGAGGATGGCTATGATGCAGGAGATGGCAATGAAAAACTCTGAACAACAAGCTCAAATGCAGGCTCAAATAGCTCAACAGTCACAACAAGCTAAGATTTCTGAAATGCAAGCTGCTGCTCAATTAGAGTCTCAAAAAATACAGATGGAAGCAGAGATTGAAATGAGGTTAGAAAAAATGAAGCATGAGTTTAAGAAGGAGATTGAGATGATAAAAGCTCAGGCTACTCTTGGGTTTAAAGAAGATGACAAAGAATTTAAAGAAAAAATTGAAGTTTTAAAAGAATCTAAAAAAGACGAGAGGTTAGATCAGCAGACTTCAGATCAAAGTAAACTTATTTCTCAGAGGCAAGGAAAAAGAGAGGAATTGCCTGAAAGTTCTAATAAGTTAGTTAATGCATTATTAAACGAATAAAATGGCTAATTCAGTAAATTTAGACACTTCAGAAGTATTAAATATAATTTGTAAGAAAGGAGATACTTTTTCTATTACTCTTACTTTAAAAAATTCTGCAGGTACAGCTCTTACTTTATCTACAAGTAATTATGAATTTTTAATGCAGGTTAAGTCTGAAACTTTAAGCAGAAGGGGTAAATCATCTTCTTCTTTAGTTTTAAGTACTCCAAATTCAGCTGTTAAAAATCAAAAAAGAGTAGGTAAAGGTCCTAGTGTTAGACCGCAGAATATTACTGGAGAGTTAAATTTTGAAGCTCCTACTGTAGATGATAGCGGAAATGTTACCATTGAAGCTTCAGCTGATACCATGAGTCAAATTTCTTCAGGGAAATATAGTTATGATATTCAATATATACTTCCTAGTTCTACTGGATTAGACACTCATAAAACTATATTAAGAGGAAAGTTTATTGTTAATGCAGACATAACTGAGGCTTTTGAAACGACATCAAGGAGATGAGTATTTCTATAAACGCATCATCTGGTAATACTTTAACCGCAACAGTTAATAATAATGATTCTGTATCTTTTTCTGAAACGAATTTCTCCGTATCTGTAAATTTAATTAGCGTTTCATCTACTATACTAACTGAGTCAGCTTCAACAACGGTTCAGTTAAATAAAACAACATCAATAACCACAAGTTAGATATAATGAAAAGACTATTACTTTTATTATTTTTATTACCTACGGTAATATTCTCTCAAGACAGTTGGGTTAAAGTTAAAATGCAGCCTGATCAGTACGCAGGAGAGACATCATGGGAGATATATAATATAGAGGGGGACGTTGTGGCAGTAAGTCCAGCCTACTATTCCAATTCGTATCAGGAGGATATATTCCTTTTAGATTCTGGTGATTACAACCTTGTTGTATATGATTCTTATGGGGATGGTATTTGTTGCGGTTATGGGGAAGGTTGGTTTGGTATAAGCAATACGTGCGGATTAGATCAATATGTTTATGATTTTAGCGGTCCATCCGTAGTTGTGTTTTTTACACTCAACCCCTGTGAAGCTCCTATTCTAGGATGTATTCAAGAGGAGGCTATAAACTTTAATCCATGGGCTAACTTACCCGCTTCATGTATATTTCCACCAACCCCATGCAGTGAGGGACAGACCAATATCATTGCTCTCGTAACTCCTGATAGTTACCCTGAGGAAACCAGCTGGGATATAACTGCAAACGGACAGGTTATAGCATACGGTGGAGGGTATAGCACGGCAGGCTTAACTACACCTACATATGTATGTGCGAATGAAGGGGATACGCTCGTTGCTAGTATATACGATACGTATGGGGATGGGTTGTGTGGTACGTGTTGGGGTGGTATAGACGGATATTTTAATGTAACAACATTATGTGGGGATAGCATATTCTTTGCAGGTGGGGTTGAACAATTCGACACCGCTTCATCAGGACAGTACATAGTTCCACCATGTATACCCCTTATACCTCAAGGATGTACAGACCCAGGGTATGTAGAGTACGATTCAAACGCTGTAGTTAATGATGGTAATTGTGAGACTTTAGTTCAGTTAGGTTGTATTGATGACACAATGTTCAACTATGATTCATTAGCAAATACAATGGATGTTCATCCTTCATGTGATTACTCTTTAGTCATTACAGACGGAGGGGCTGATGGTTGGTTTGGTAGTTGGCTTGGGGTAACACAAGGAGATAGCATTTACGGACCATATCAAATGGGTCCAAATGATGGGTATGAAGAAAATTTTGACCTAACTCTAAACTCTAATGAAGTAGTTAATGTTTATTTCTTCACAGGTGGTAATGCTGAAACAACAGCAGCACAATGTGGTTTTAGAATTGAAGGGCCTAACGGTATAGTTATGGAGAGTGGGACTAATCCTTGGACCGATCCACTTAAGAAGTTTCCGTATATACATTCAGGTTTACCGACATGTTTAAACTACTGTGAGCCGTTTACGTATGGTTGTACTGACGAATCGGCTCAGAATTACGATGCTAATGCAAATACTGATGATAGTGGTTGTTACTACGCCGCTGGATGTATGCAGGCTGGTTATCTAGAATACTATACACAAGGGTATGAAGCTGACTTTGATGACGGGAGCTGTAACACATTAGCTGTATTCGGATGTACAGATGAACTCGCCCTAAACTACGACCCAGAAGCTAACGTAGATATAGATAACTGTATTGAAGTAATAGTTGATTGTATGGATCCTATTGCAGTGAATTACAATGAGTTAGCTAATACCCCTGATAATGATATATGCTTATATGATGCGGGGTGTATTGGGGAAGCTGGAGATCCATATTATTTAAACGATTCGTGCTATGCTTGGATTATCGATATAGATTCATATTGCTGTGAAGTTGAATGGGATGATGCTTGTGTTACTCTATATAATTATTGTCAGCAAGGATGGCCTGTGGGGACCCCACAAGTTTTTAATGAATTTAACATCTACCCCAATCCTGTAAACAATATACTAAATATACAAACCTCCTTAGACGTATTTACAGAGGTGTATAACGTGTTTGGACAGCTTGTGGTGGTTGGTACTAGAGAAAAGAGAATTGACCTTACAGAGCTCTCTAAAGGCTCTTATCAGGTTGTTATAAAATATAATGGAAGGACTTTAATTAAAAAAATAATAAAATCATGAGTTATTTAACAAATAAAACGATCAAAAAGCGTATTGATAAGTTGTTAGAGAAAAATTCAAAATATCAATCCTCTAATGTGTGTGTAGGTAACAGTAAGACTAGAAAAGAAGACATCAACAGATATTGTCGTGTTAATTTTATAAATCCAATTAAAGACATAGATAAAAATTTTTATGATCAAATAATTATTCAATAATGAAGCATATATTAGTTATATTATTATCATTGATTTCGTTTAACGTTAATAGTCAAATTTTAAAAAAAACTTTTAAGTTTGCTACGTTTTATACAGCGGTCAGCGGTGGTAATTCTGTTGCAGATGATAATGTATATTCCGTATTAGGCGGCTTACAAACAGATGTGGTATCAACCCCATTTGATTATTCATTTACAGCTGGTGTGCGTAAGATAGCTAGGTTTGGATATGAGAATCGTGCTAATGCATTCTATAACGGGACTGAGAAATCATACAGCGACGCAGCAACAATAGGTAGAGTGAAAGGATTTGAGTTTTTGTTTGAAGCCGACTGGCGTAGACAACAAGGAAGAAACTTCCTAGATCAAAACCATTTCCTTAGATATGTGGCTAAGAACTGGATAGCTAAGGTAGAATATGTGCAGGATGGGTTTGCTGATGTAAGTTATTTTGAGGGGTCGCAGCGAGCAAGACTCAATATAAATGACCGTCTCAGTGTTAACGTTGGGGTAGCGCAACGTATATCCGAGCCTTATGGATATGACGCTCTCGATGAATGGATGTTGTCAAACGGTAATTTACATTACACAACTTTAGCATTACAAGAAGGGTATTCTATAGATGTACAGGCAGGTGAATATTTTGCACCAGACGGAGAGTTGGTTGCCAGCAGCTCTGATGTATGGGAGCAAGTTGTTATACCAGATGTTATTGATGATTATGTAGCACGCAAAAGGAGTGAGCTGCCCGATCAATGGAATCATTCTATTGTTGTTGGATATGACTATTACAAGTTTTCTAAGGAGTTTTGGATACATACATGGGGTAGCGTAATGCCTTATCATTTGGCTACAGGCGGTGAATATTCTTACTTTGAGGCAACAGAGGGAGGGCAGTGGATTGATTACGCTGGAGGCCTTATCTTTGGGTGGAGGTTAAATAAGAGCCTAGGTGTATTCTTAGAGGGAAAATATAACAAGTATTGGAACAGGGAATGGCACGGGTTTTCAGTTGGTTTAAACTATGTAATATTATAAAAAATGTCGCAAGAGATAGGAGAGAGTACAAAAGTAACGCTAGATCTAAAAACAATAGGTATAGCTGTAGCGGGGATAGGATCGTTAATAGGTATGTGGTTCGCGTTACAGGCGGATATAGCTTTAGCTAAAGAGCTACCAGAACCTCCCGATCCAGAGATAACACGCATGGAGTTTGATATGAAAGATCAGCTCGTGCGTCAAACCATTATGAGTACGCAAGAGGACGTTAAAGAAATTAAAGAAGATTTAGATAATATAGAAAGAAAAATAGACGATTTAAAATAATGAAGAATGAAAACAATATTTGCAACTGTTGCTTCCTTTGTGCTATTTTCGGCATTTGTATATGTGGCTTCCCCTGCAGAAGTTGAAAAACGTATACTAGATTCAGGTGTTTGCGTTGTAGAATTCAACGCTGGTTTTAATGCATCTAACAGTGTTGATTGGATTGACGCTCTTAGTGACTGCAATGGGAAGCGAATAGATATAGCTACTCATCCTGAAATGCAAAAGGAATACAAGATCGTTGTAGTCCCAACTATTATTATATTTAATGACGAAGAGGAGGTAAAGAGATTTCAAGCCAATATTATGATGCAACTAGAAGCGAGTAAAGAGGATGTTCAAGAAGCAGTTGACGAAATTATAATGAGCGCATTCTAATGAAAATTTGTAAGTGCGAACATAAAGAGAAAGAATATAAGAAAGGAGGGAAAACTCCAGCTTGGACTCGCAAAGAAGGTAAAGATCCTAAAGGTGGGTTAAACCGAAAAGGTGTAGCTTCTTATCGTAGGGCTAATCCAGGGAGTAAACTAAAGATGGCTGTTACTGGAAAGGTAAAGCGTGGATCTAAAGCTGCTAAGAGACGTAAATCATTTTGTGCACGTATGAGTGGTGTTAAAGGTCCTATGAAGAAGCCAAGTGGTAAACCAACACGTAAAGCACTTGCTTTAAGGAAATGGAAGTGTAGAAAGAAAAGCTAATGAAACCTGTTAAAAAAAATATTAAACTAAAAATATCTAGTAAAAAGATAGAAGTTTCTCCACCTAAAGGTTATCACTGGATGGAAGAGAGTGGTAGATACTATCTTATGGAGGGTGGGTACAAACCGCATCCTGGAGCTGTAGAAAAAGCAATGTTTAAACTTTCTAGTCATGCCAAAGGTAATTAAAAAGTACAAAAAAGGAGGTAAATCTAGCAGTAAAGATGCTTGTTACCATAAAGTAAAATCTAGATATAAAGTCTGGCCTTCTGCTTACGCTTCTGGAGCTTTAGCTAAATGCCGTAAAGTAGGTTCTGCTAATTGGGGGAATAAAAAGAAGTAATGCCTAAAGTTCGTAAAACGAAAAAAGGCTTAGCTTTAAAAAGGTGGTTTAAAGAAAAATGGAGAACTCCTAGAGGTAAGAAAAAATATAGCGGAAAGGATAGAACGTTTAGACCTACAAGAAAAGTTTCATCAAAAACCCCTGCAACCTGGTCTGAATTAAGTCCTTCAGAAAAAGCTAGAGCTTCAAAAGAAAAACGAACTAAAGGCAGGGTTTCTAGATATAAGGTTAGGAAAAAAAAGACAAAGAAATAATACTTATATTTGCATATAAATAACATTTAAAATGGCTACAATTACAGCGACACTTAATCTTACTAGCCCTGATATTTCTGGTGATCCATTAAATCTTAGTAAAACGGCTACATTAACTAAAGCTGGAAGTAATACAGGTTTAGATCAATTTACTGGTATTACTACAGTAGTTTATGCTGCAGCTCAAACAGCAAAAAAAATTGTAGATGCAGGTGATTATACTGATACAACAACAGCCCATAAAGTATATATTAAAAACTCTTCTACTGGGACAAGTGATTTTGTTACTGTAGAGCTTGGTGGTAGTAATGTTCTTATGGGGATGCTTTATCCAGGAGATTGGTGTTTTTTCCCTTACGATGGAACTTTAGATATTGATATTGATACTAGTGCTGTAGGTATGAAAGTAGAGTACGGTGTTTTCTCACAATCAGTAGCATCATAATAAACAAACTATGGCAACTACAACAGCAACATTAATTCTTAGTTCTCCAGACGTTACTGGGCATAATTTTAATATGTCTAAAACTGCTACTTTAACAAAAGCAAAATCTTCTACAGGGTTAGATGAGTTTACAGGAATTACTAGCAGAAAGTATTCTTCAGCTCAAACAGACACAGTGGTGGTAGCTGATACTAATTATGTTTCATCTAGTGGGTCTGCTTTTGTTGCTCATAAAGTATACATCAGAAACACAAGTACTGGTTCTAGTGATTATATATTAATAGAATTAGAAGGTGACGTAATAGTAGGGAGGCTTTATCCAGGAGACTGGATGTTAATCCCTTATGGAGGAACTCTTGACATTCAAGTAACAACTATTGCAACTAACACAAGCATAGAATACGCAGTGTTATCTCAATCTACGGTATCGTAATGGCAAGAACAGTAACTACAACAGCAACTTTTTCATTATCTAGTAGCAATTTGCTTTCTAGCCCGTTAACAATTTCTGCTTCTAAGCAACTACTAAAAGCTGGGAGTAAACTTGGGTTGTCTCAGACTACAGGGCTAGCAATTAAAACTACTTCTTACGCAAGTTCAGGAGTTATTGATACTAGTGTTTTGTTTCGTGGTGATGATTATTCTGCAAATGGATCTAATAAAGTTTACCTCAGAAATCTTTCTACGATTTCTTCTGAGTACTTTACTATATATATGACTGGTCATACAGCTGACGGGGCTCACGATGCAACCGACTCTACAATAACTGGACTTACAGAAATAGGAAGACTTTATGCAGGAGATTTTGCATTTTTTCCTTACAGCGCTGAAGCAGGAACAAAAGAACAGTTTACAGTAACTATAGCAAGTACATGGGCTGCAGGAGACACATTTGAATTTGATGGTGTGAAAGTTGTAGCTGCTAACTCAACGGTAGCTAATATAGCTTCTCAAATTGATAACGCGCAATACCCAAACTGGGTTACTAGTGTTTCAAGTGCTGTTGTAACATTTGTCTCTAGAGCGTCTAGAGGGGATTTAGAAATTGACACTACTGAGGCTATTAGTACTACAGCAGGATCTGGAACTGGTGCTGTAGCTACTACTGTCACGGGTACTAAGTCTATATCAGATATATACATTAAACCAAGCGTTCACACGGAAATGTCATTAGAACACTTATTAATACACGAATAATGGGGAACGTAAGAGTAGGCTTATCATTAAATAGTACAGATGTGCTTTCTAGTGCTTTAAATATTTCTGTTAAAAAATCTTTAGTTGTTGACTCAGGAAGTCTTATTAGAGCTAAAGTAAAAGGTACAGCAGAGGACAGTAATGATTTATGTATTTACATTGTAGATCAATGTACAGATAGAGCGTACTTATACATAAAGAATATGGATTCTCAATTAGAAAATTACATATACATACATAACGATACTGACACTGGGCTGGTAGCTAAGATTGGAGGTGGAGAATTTGCTTTTATCCCTGTTGCAGTGGATAAGAAGTATGAGGTATACGGAACTGTAGTAGATACACAAATTGAATACGGAGTATTCGGAAACGATAATTCAGGTGCACCATACGGTGGAACATAATAATATAAAGACATGGCAACATTAGCAAATCAAGGGGTAGCATCACAAGCATCATTCGGACAGCACGGAAGCGCTTTTTTAGACAGCACAAACGCATATACACCCCCTTCAGGTAAAGTTGTAGTAGCTGTATCTATGACAGAAGATAGTGTATTTAATGTCTTACGTCAAGAAGCTTCTACTTTAGGAGCAGCAGATGCATCGGTTGGATTTTTTGGGACTTCTGGAACTAATAATACATTTAGCGCGGGAGGTATAGGAGATGTTTTAGCTGGAACTATGCCTAAAGGGTTAACAATTTATGGGAGGTGGGACTCTGTAGATTTAACGTCAGGTGCATGTATTTTGTACTTTGGCCCAGCGGCTAGTCCTATCCAAACAGCATAATAGAAAACAAAACAATTTAATATAATGGAAGAACAATTTGAAAAAGTGGAGATCTTTGATACTCCCGAACAACTTGCTGCCTCTATGCAGGCAGACACACAAACTACAACTACAGAGGAGGCTCCACAACAGGAGTCTCAGCCAGTTGAAGAAACTTCTACCCCAGAGGTAGCTCAGGATACAACTCCAGAGAGCGAACCGCAGGTAGAAACAGTACAGGAACAGACTACTGAACCTGAACAACCACAAGAAACACAATATCAAGCGACGACTGACGATATAATTGAAACTCAGCCGTCAACTGATAATAATAATACAACTCAACAGTATTCTGATGATGACATAGAATCAGCTGTATTTAACTACGTAAGCGAAAGGCTAGGACGCGAGGTTAAATCATTTGAAGATTTTAGTCAACCACAAGGTTCTATTGATGAGAGGATCCAAAAGATCGCAGAATTTGTAGAAAATACAGGTCGCGCTCCCGAAGATTGGTTCAAGTATCAGTCATTAAACCCATCCGAAATGGATGACTTGACTGCAGTGAGGATTAAATACTCACAAGATTACCCAGACCTTAACTTCAATGAGATCAACACTCTTATCGGTGCTAAGTATAAGATGAATCCTGATGAGTTTAGTGAAGATGAAATCAAAGTTTCGGCTTTACAGCTGAAAATTGATGGTACAGATGCACGTAAGAATATTGAAGAAATACGCAATACTTACGCAGCACCTATGCAAAAAGAAACATCTGAACAACCACAAGAGTCTTACTTTAATCAAGATTGGATGCAAAATATGCAAAGAGAAACTACTAGTTTTGAAGGCTTAGAATTCGATTTAGGTAACGGTAAGAACTTTAATTTTGGTGTAGGTAATGATTATAAAAACACTTTAATCAACAACAATCAAAATGCCGAGAATTATTTAGACAGGTATGTTGATTCTAATGGAAATTGGGATTACGATACTTTTAATTCTCACCAAACGCTCATTGATAATATCGACAACATTGTCGCTTCGGCGTATCGTCAAGGTATGGGAGATGGGCAGAGAGGTTTAGTAGATAAGGCGGCTAACGTCTCTTCTGGTACACCTTCTCAAACTCCAAATCAGAACGCTAATAGTTCTTTAGCGGAGCAAGTAAAAAGCATCATGGGGGCTAACTCCAATAAGATGACATTTAACATTTAAAATAACAAAAAACTAAGAAACAATGGCTAGTATAGGAACAAGTAGAGGGACTGACATCCCTGCTATTGATGGGGCTGCAGGTTCGTTTAGGATTACTCCTGAAGCGTACACAACTGTAGATACTCTTATCAAAACAACTAAAGATGAGGTAATGCCTAACCTCGTTGAGACTTACGGTGATCAAGGTATCACTGGATTTCTTAAACTAACAGGGGCAATTAACAGCGGCGGATC